TCATGCCGCCTCGGTCGCGAAGAACGGCTTCTTGCACGCCGCGCAGTAGCCAGCTTCGGCGGATGTGAAGATCGGCTTGTGCGGCGCCGGGACGGGCCCCGCGTTGCAGAGAGGCGCGTCTTCGGGCTGCGGCTCGGAGATGTCGCCGAACATGCCGGCAAAGCCGAGCTCGAATGCCTCGTCGTCACTGACACAAGCCGAGCAGATCGGCGGGTCGATCGAAACCCAACTGCAGCCGCCCGGGCAGGCGCGATCGTTGGTGCAGCCGCAGCTGCGACATTTCAGGGTCATGGTGTGCTCACAGTCCCAGGCCGAAGGGGCCGGCCGGCCTGATATCCGGACGCATACGAAAGGATGTCGTGATCGCCGGGCTGGAACGGGCGGCCGGCTTCGCCGTCCGCGCGACCAGCAGCGCGTGCCGTCTCATCGATGGCGAGGCCGGCGACGAAGGCACGGCAGACAGCAGTGCGGGCATCGTCGGCCGCGGCCATTGCTGCTACTCCGCGGCCTGCGCCATGCGGCGGGCGGCGCGGCGAGCGAGGCACTCGACGACGTCGATTGCGATCACCTGGTCTTCGGGGCTGGCGGCGAGGTAGCTCTCGAGCAGCCGCTTGCCGCCGCGGTTCTCGAGCACGAGCTCGATCAGGCCCGGAGGCGTTGCCGCGGTGGTGTCTTCCAGGCCCTGATAAAACCAGCTGATTGGCTTGCCGTAGAGCTGGGCCAGCACCGCCAGCTTGCCAGGACTGATGCGGTTCGAGCCCTTCTCGTACTTCTGCACCTGCTGAAAGGTGAGGCCGATCGCTTTGCCGACGGCTTCTTGCGACATTCCGGCTTCGTGCCGGGCGATGCGCAGCCGTGACGCAATGCGGCTGTCGACGAATTTCACGGTGACGGCGCGGTCTCTGGTCGCCTGGGGAGCAAGATGCACGGCGCTCATGCGGCAATTCCTTCGGGCGGGAGTGAACGGGCGGGTGGGCTGATGCTGACGCCGGCGGGCGGGCGTTTGCTGATCCAGTCGAGCCACTCGGCGAGCGCGAGCTCGCCCGATGCGTGCTTGCTGATGGCGGTGCCGGCTTCGGCAACGCCTGGCACAAGAAGATGGTCAGAGCCCTCGATCTTGATCCGGCGGCCCTTGTGTATACGGGTCTGATAGCCGTGGCGTGCGACGCCATCGATGTACTCGCGCAGCGCGCCCGCTTTGCCGTGTGCGATGAGGATCGCGCCTTTCGGCGTGCGCTGGCCAAATTCGATCAGGCCCGAGGCCCAGCAGTAAGCCATCATTGATGCACCTCTAGCGGTTCGGAGAAGTCTTCGACGGGAAGAGCGATGATCGCGCGGCGCTGCAGGAACTGCGCGTGCTTCTGCGCGAGGGTGAGGCGGGGCTTTACGCGACCATCGACACCGCGCGAGAGGTCAGAGCGGCGACCGCCTTGCATCGGGGACTTGCCGAGGCCGGGGCCGGTGATGCCAAGATACTTCTTGCGTACCGCCTCGGTCTTCGCGATCAGCGGCGCGACGACTTTGGCGCCGTGATCGCGGTTGCAGGTGCGGTGCGCGATGGCGACCGACTTGCCTCCGAGCGCCTTCGGATGCTCCGGCGCGTGGCTTTCGTCCCACGCGTCGGTCGGCAGAACGGGCTGATTGCAGATGTTGCAGATCGGATAGTTGCCGAGGCCGTCAATCCCAGCCTCGTTCCTGCAGCGTGAGTATAAGTAATCGCGATGCTTAGTACCGAACTGCCAGCGGGTCGCCATGGGCGTGGCCTTTCGAAAAATCCCGCGGGGCCGGTACGCCGGAAGCTCGATGCCGAGCCGGCCCCGCGGTGCGCCGGTGGTCGCGGCGCAAGTTGAACGTTCGGGAAGAACCGGACGCGAGCAGCGGGGGCTGGAGACCCGGTAGCCGCTTCGCGTCACCTCGCGAATCTCGCGTGGTGAAGAGGACGTTAATCCGTAAAACTCGGATTCGCAATTGATAAAATCCGGAAAAGACGGATTTTGCGTGCAGACGCTAGACGCAAGGCGCCCAAATGGGGCGGCGAGTTATCCTCAGCAAATATGGAGTAGCGTTCGAGGTATTGCGGAAAATGACAAAGGCTTCAAAGGCCTGGTTGCAACGACAAGCGTTTCAGATCGCATCCCAGCTGCCGGAGGAGACAGCCGACGCCCTGGCGATCCTCGATTATGCCGCTCGTCTTCTCACCATCCCGTTCGACCAGCCTCCGCAGGCTCCGCCGCCGGGTGGGCGCGATGATCAGTCTGTTCTGCCGTTCCCGAACACGCCCAGCTTCCGGGCAAATTCCAATGGCAGGCCGTCAGGCTTCCCGAAGTAGAGCCAATCGAGGGTCAGTCCGGGGATCTTGCGCACCAGTCGGAAAGCAGCGTCTCGGCTGAGGGGCTGGCCTTTCTCAAAAGGATGGTAGGTGGTGTACCCCAGCCCTAAGAAGGCGGCGAAGGAGATTGCCGTTTCATAGCCGAGCGTGCGGCGCAGGAGCTTCAGGCGTTCAGCCTGACCGGCCTGCCCGGCAAGTAGCTCGTCGTCCTCGGATGCAATCTTCTTTCGCGCCATTGGCCGCGAAATTGCCGGGGCAGGGGATTCGAGGCTATCGAGCATATACGTCTCGTTGCAAATCCGGCAAAGTCGGATTAACTCGTCCGAATGCCTCGTGATTCGAAAACTCTCGAAAGCACGTCGGCCGTGATCCAGGCCCTTGGGGGACTTCGGGCCGTGTCCGCGCTGACGGGCGCTCGCTACAAGCTTGTGTCCGGGTGGGGCAGGGACGACACCTTCCCGGCGCGCTACTTCCTCCTGATGACACATGCTTTGCGGCGGCGCCGATTGAACGCGCCGCCCGCTCTTTGGGGACAGGTGACCCCGCAGGAGCGGAAGCTGGCGCTTCAAGCCGCAATCGCTGATCAGCAACGGAAGGTGGAAGCCGCATGACGGGACTCGTTTTGTTCACGGTCCGACCGTGCGGGGGCGGCTGCCTCAGAGTCGAATCCTCCCGCAAGGCCGGTTTCGGCACCTGTGGATAACTCGGTGCCGACCAGCAGCGTATCTAATTAGTTGAGTGCGTGATCCGATTAGTTGAGTGCGTCGTCAAAAACGACGAGTAGTTCGCTCTCTTCGCCGTCCTGGTGTGTGTGGATAACGATTGTGCCTCGGATCACTGGTTTAGTTGCGTTTGCGTCCCTTACCCGCCAAGTCCATGAGGACGCTATGCAATCTCTGCGCGATCCGCTGTTTCGCCCCGATCCGCCCGCGATCGACGCGCGTGATACCGACCGGCGCCTCTTCATTCCGACCTTTCTGACAGTCATCGCGGTGATCGCCGCAGTGCTCGCCGTCGTGATCGGCGTCGGCACGGCGCTGCGGCAGATGATCCCGGCGCCGGCGACGAAAGCACGGCCGGCGCCGGCGCCGGTGGTGTGGATCGAGACGCAGGAAGCACGGCGATGATCACGCGCGCGGGTCTTAAGGCGGTGGTGCTGCCAACGGCAGCGGGAGCGATTGCGGCCTGCGCCGCCGTGTTGCTGGCCGTGTCGATCGCGGCGCTGCGGGCAGTGACATCATGAATCGTGGCGGGCGCCTCGCTCAGGTTGGTGAGGCTGCGCGCAAGGCAGCGCGCTCCCGGAAGTTCCACTGGTGCCGGCGGGAAAATGGTTTCTGTGATCTGCCGGTGTGGCGCCTGGTCGCGACGCGGCTTGCGATGCCGCTGTATCAGGTGGTGGCGTTCGCCAATCGCCTCGAAGAGCTCGCGAACGCCGCAGCGAACTATGGCGAGGTACGCGGCAACGTCTCGCGCTTCAACGCCGAAGAGTTCGGCATGGCGCTCGGAATGCCGGCGGAGGACGCGGCGCGGATCTTCGCGGAGCTGGAGCGCCCCGAGGTTGGCTGGATCGCCTACGACCATGTCGCCAACTTCTACGATCGCAACCCGGACAGGATCGACGAGGGCGCCGCCGACCGCAAGCGACGGCAACGGCTGCGCGAGAGCATCTGCGACCAGCTCGGCAAGCTCGCGCGACAGGGCAAGATCGGCGAGGGCGAGCGGCGCTCGGTCGAGGGCGCGATCGGCGGCACGCTGGAAGAACTACGCGAGTTGCAGGAGCGCCTGGCGCGGGTCGAGCTCGGCCAGCCGTTTTCCACAGGGCGCGGTCATGTCACGGATGTCACGCGTGACAATTTTGCGAGCGGGGCGCCTCCAGATGTCACGCGTGACGTCACGAAGTCACATTGTGACATCGTGACCGTCACGCCAGAGAAGAGCAAAATAGTTACTTCCGGTGATAATTTCGGGGACGGTGCTCGGGTCGATCCTGCTGGCTGGCAAAGCGTTGCGGTGGCCGGGAGTGTCGGACAATCGAAGCCAGCTTCCGCGAGCGAAGCGGATCAGAACGTCGGCGCCGAGCAGTGGCTCGCAACCGCGGGCGTGCAACTCGTCCGCGACCGAATGGGGAGTACCCCCGCCCAGGCCGAAATGAAGATCGCCGAATGGGTGCGCAAGCTGCCCGGCGGGGCCGCGGAGGCGGTCGAACTGCTCTGCGCCGTCAACGCCGCGGCAGATCCGACCAGGCCCGGGCTTTTCCACGTGATGGTCGCCGACGCGATCCAGCGCCGGCAGCAGGAAGCGCGCGGCCCGCAGTTGCCGCTGATGACGCCGATCCCCGGCCGCGCGGGCGGCGCGGCGTGAGCCACCAAGGAGCTGAGATGCCAGAGCCGAACACGAACGAGGCCGCTTCAGAAATGAAGCCGGCGCCGGAAGCGGACGAGCGCGATCCCGCGGAGATCGCGGCGCTCGCTGAGAAGCGCAAGTACACGATTGCGCTTACCCTGGCGAACACGACGATAGACGCCCGCCTGGGCTCTCAGGCGGCCGATGTCACGCGTGACGATGCGAGCGAGAAGGCGGTCGAGAAGTCCGAAGGTCAGCTGGTGCTCGAGCGGCTGCTTGCCGTGTGCGCGCACATGGGCATCGTCGGCGGCCAGCTGCAGAGCCTCAAACACGCGATCGGCCTGCCGGTGGTGGGCTGCGCAGGCGGGGCGCCGGCCAGCGGCCGCGAGGTGTCGCAGTTCCTTCCGGCGCTGCGGCTGCTGGCCGACCGGATGGAAGAGCAGCTCACCAGCATCGACGGATCCGTCAACGACATCGCGAAGGCGTTCTGATGCGCGTGCGCCGGCGGCAAAAAATGCCCGGCAGAAAAGGTGCTGAGAACGATTTGGCCGCCTTAATTGCGGGGATCGCGTCGTTAAGTAATTGAAATATTGGATAGTTTTATCGGCACGCGGTTTGCGTTGGTGTGGACATCGCTGTGCAGCGCTGCGACGGACGTTCGCTGTTGCCCGGCACGACTAGCGACCGTCGCCGTTTCGTTAGACGGTGCGACGCCTTGGAGATGAACATGAAACCACGAGCAGCCGGGACCAGTCTCCGATTGGTTGAAATTGACAATTCGCGATCGGCGGATGTGGTCGTGCTCGAGCAGCCGGCCAAGCGAGCGTTCGAAAGGCGAATGATCCTGGTATCCGCCGACGCCATTGAGGCTCGGGTTGGAGCTAACCCGTATTCGAAGTACCTGCGGGAACACGGAAAGCTACCCGAGCCGGCAGCTGCCGCAATAATGGGGAAGCTGATCGGAGGTCGAGTAAGGGCGGCTGACGGTACCCTGCAGCCGCCGCTTACGGCTGCGGAGCGCAATCGTCGACGTGAGATCGATAGAGAACAGCGCGCCGCAGCTAAGCGCTATCAGCAAATTCTGAGACTGAGGCAAGCAATAGCGGCTTTGGCTCAGAATGAGGACGATCCTGCTGAACTAATTGCCGTGGGAAGCGTGCTTTTTAACGTTGACGAAATTGAAGGGAACATGGATCGCGCGTTATGCTACCTCAACCGATTCGTTGAGGAGTGGCATCGCCATGGGAAGAAAGCGGTACCCTGAAACTCGGAATGTAGTAGCTGCCGTCAAGGCACGGATGGCTCGGAAGGGCGCCGATACCACTCAAATCGTCCAGGAGATCATCAAGAAGCACTTGGACGTCTTAGATCGAGAGAGGCTCGATCATTACGCCACGTCGCTCACCAAGCTTGTGGGCGGGACGAGCGGCGAGAAGGTTAGCGTGCCGACCGGGCAGCTTGAAATGTTTCACGACTACAAGCTCGGTCCTCTCATCCATTTGCATCTCGCGGATGGCAGCCGCGAACACAGGCTCCTCAACACGGTTTCGCACGTCGAGGTTGCTACTCATATCGAGATGGTCACGGCACCGAAGCAGAATCCGCCGAAGCGCTCCGATCATGAGATCTATAAATTGGTGCGGCTGCTGGACGACCTCGATCCGTACAAGCTGTCGGACGATAGTACCATTGGCGAAAGCTGGGATGCTCTCAGGGCGGCGCGCGGCGAATAGGAGGCTCGCTGTCTAAGCGAGTTTATCCGCCTAAGCGCTTGTATTTGCCCGGGCTTCAACTCGGGGTATGGTGGCGGCTCCTGAACCGGGGGACTGCCTTTGAGTGATCGCACGTACCACCCAGGCGAAACGGTGCTGGTTCGCGCCACTATGCTGGAGCTGACCAGCGCCCGCATCGCCGGAACCAAGGGCGTTGCGATGATCCGGATCGCCGACGGCCCGAACAGCGCTTTCACGATCACCACCTTCGCGCCGCTGAGCGAGATCGCAGCCCCCGAGCAGCTGGGCGTTGCGGCAAACGGCGGGACGTTGTCCGGCCATTAACCCGGCCCTAAGCGTGTTTCCGTAACCCTTTGCTTGCAAGGGGTTATGGTCATGCGTTCGCGCCCCGCTTTCAAGCATTTGCGGCTGGATGCCGCCGGCGTCGCGATCGGCGTGCGATTGCGCGCGCCGCGCCTGGTGGCGGGTCACGCGTGACGCGGCGATGGAAGAAGCCCGGCATGGGATCGATCCACCGGCGGCCCGAGCGGCGGCGCTTCACCGGCCAGCTCGACGACGAGACGTTCGACGAGGTGCGGACGCTCGCGCTGCGCGCCGGCGTCAGCATCGCCGAGCAGACCCGGCAATTGATCGAGTTCGGACTGGAGGCCGTGCAGGATGAGAAGCGCGCTGCATCTCAAGAAAGGTGACGTCGTCGACTTCGCTGGCCGGGCCAGCTCGTTCCGCCTGGACATTCCCGACTTCGTTCATCGCTGCTGGCATGTGGTGATGGTGGACCCCTGCACCGACAGATCCGTGGCGAAGCGCCTCGAGGAGGATCTCGGGCTTTTGCCGTACGTCCCACAAGAGTGGCGTAGCGTCCCAGGTGGCCGCGGCCGCAAGCGCGAGGTGCAGGTGCCGATGCTGCCGGGCTATGTGCTGGTGGGGCTGCCAGATCTCGACTGGACATGGCGCGCGGTGCTCGCCACGCGTGGCGTCGAGGGCTTTTTGCACCGGAGCGGGAGCCAGACCCCGGCCACATTATCGGACGCCAGCGTGGAACGCCTGCGCTACGCCGAGCGCTGCGCCAACAACAAGCGCGAGAAGCGCCTTGCGGCGGCCGGGAAGAGCGAGTGGCAGCCGGGCGGCGATGTGTGGGTGGACCTGGTGCCGGGTTTCTCGCCCCTGCTCGCGAAGATCGGCGCCACCAAGGATCCGCGCGGGCGGATCGAGATCCTGCTCGAGGAAGACGTTTTCGGCCGGCGCGCCTGGTCGGTCGAGCCGAAGCAACTGCGGAGAGTTTCGGTGTGATGCACATGCCAGCGTCGCGGCGCCATGATGTGCCTCAGATGAACGCGCCGTGAGCCGGCGCGGGCCTGGCTCGATCGAGGCGATCACAAGCCGACGTCGCCGGCGCAGCGCTCAGACCGCTGCCATGATCCGGACCTGCACAAGGTTCGCTGGGCGCGAAGCGTTGCTCCGAGCTCAGCGGTTATGCATCGTAAGATTGCCACCAAAGACAAGAAAAGCGAAAGCCCCGCAAAAAGAGCCCATTTCTCAACGCTCCTGATCGTCTCCCGGGCCTCGTCCACGCTCGCCTTCGATGGCTCTACCTTCTCGAGCAATCCAATCAATCGCGCAGCGGATAGAATACTTATAGCAAACTATTATCACGCCAATCACGTTGTAGATGCGCCAGGCTCTAGGTTCAGGCTGTTGTGATTTAGTCGGATTTTCCTCCGCAGACTTTTCCTCCGCAGACACAGTCACGAGCTTTGCTTCCCGCGCGACCGCAGGGGCACCGATCCAGCAGCCAATTGCATGCGAAAAGGATGCGGTCAGGCCGACCGTCTCGTTAAGCGCGGCATTCCATTCTTCGAGCTTTATCGCGCGGAGGGGGGCATCTGCGATCCGATCCGATGCCGCGCGAATGATCTTCGTACACCACAGCTTATGGCGAAACACGAGCTCTGCCGCTAGGAGACTTCCCAACACGCCAAGCCCGAGGTTGATCAGGTAGTCCATGCGACCTCTCCCAAGCCCGGAGCTACCTGATATTCCGACAGAGCACCGTGTGCGCTCCTCACACCGAGTGCGGTCAGCTTGTAGTATCGACGCCGAGGTCGCCCGGCTTCGCTCGGATCGAGCACTTCCCATTCGGCAGAGAGCCACCCCGCAGATTCCAGTTTCGCCAGGAGGGGGTAAAGCGTGCCTGAGCCGATCTTTGTCGTCTTCGTTAGCTCGGTCCCGGACCACCGTTTGCGCGGATCGTTCACGAACTGGCGCATCAATTTGAGCCCCGTGGTGCTGAGTTTTAGATTGCCGGGCACGCTGCAAGACTCCTATGTCGCGATGTCGACATAGGCTATATCGGAGCGTCGACATAGGGTCAACAATTGGTGTCCACCCAGATCGTCGATCCGATGGCCTCGGTGCGGGCGTATTTGGCCGCGGAGAAGTCGCCCAACACCCGGCGCGCCTACGCTTCGGATTGGGCTGACTTCTCGCAGTGGTGCGGACGAGTCGGCGTGCTCGAGCTGCCGGCCAGTCCGGTCGATGTGGCGCGGTACCTGGCGCAGCTGGCCGACGAGGGACGGAAGGTCGCAACGATCGAGCGGCGCGTCGCAGCGATCCGCTACGTGCATAGGAGCGCGGGCCACGAGCCGCCGACCGGCGCCGAGGGCGTGAAGGCGGTGATGCGGGGCATCCGCCGTACCAAGCGCCAGGCCAAGACGCAGAAGGCGCCGGCGACGGCGGACGTGTTGTCAGTCTGCGTCGGCCGGTTGTCGGATCAGCTCGCGCGGTTGACGGACGGACCCGAACGGTTGACGGCGCTGCGCGATCGCGCGCTGCTGCTGACCGGCTTTGCTGGCGCGCTGCGGCGCTCGGAGCTGGTTGCGTTGCAGATCTCGGACCTGGAATGGCGTCCGAAGGGGCTTTTGTTGCATCCGGAGCTCGAAGACGGATCAGGACGGCGAGGGCGCGACGCTGCCGATCCCCCGCGGCAGAAAGCTCCGGCCGGTCGCGGCGCTGGAGGCCTGGCTGTCGGCCGCCGGCATCACCGAGGGGCCGATCTTCCGCGAGATCACCCGCCACGGTCGCCTCGGTACCGCGGCCCTGTCCGACCGGTCGGTGGCGCGGATCGTGAAGAAGGTGCTGGGGGCCGCCGGCTTCGATGCCATGCTGTATTCCGGGCATTCGATGCGGGCTGGCTTCGTCACCACGTCGCTCGAGCACGGCACCGACGTGTTCAAGATCATGCAGCAGACGCGCCACGTGAAGGTCGACACGGTGAAGGACTACGACCGCCGCGAAAACGGCTTCGACGATCACGCCGGCGGGGAGTTTCTATAGAAGCAGCAAGTATGCCAAGATCAGCAGATCGCGGATAGCTTCGAAGAACCTGACGATGAGTTCGAATTTGCTTGCGGTCAGCATGGGTTATTCCTTTCGAGCTCACCCATAGCTGGCTAATGGTTGCCGCGACCAACGAGTCGAATGACCTCTTGAGGCTCGATACGGTGAGGACAATTCCCGCAACGAGTTCTTGTGAACTAAGGGGGCGACTTTTCGGGTACCATCCACCACCGCCGGCCATCGGTTTCGCTGACGAAATATGCCGACACGGTTCCTTGCCGGTCGAAGATCGGCCACAGAAACGTTGCTACCAATCGGATGGTTGAGGGGTGAGGACCAAGGCTCACCTGACCAGCAGCACCGAAGCACGTCCTCGTGACAGACTGACCCGGGGCCATATCTCCGAGTACTTGGCCTCGCTTTCCAATGACGTTCTCGGTTGTTGAATTTCCATCCGTTTTCAGTTGCTTGTTGTAATTAGTTTCGATTTCGCAATCGAAGCGAACATTCCGGATGGTCAACAGTCCAGGGTTTCTAAATTCAAAGCGGGCATCTGCCGGTCCACTGCTGCTATCCCAAGGTCGAGTGCTAATTTCAAGCGTTGGCAGATGGGTGTAGATCGAAAATAACACGCCGCAGATGGAAGCCATCATTAGAACGAGCTTCAGGTACGATTTTACAAGATTCCAGGGCATCGCCGTTGGTTCATCTTCTCGCAATCCCTTGCGGCGAGCGGCTTTTTCCGCTTGGCGTTGGAGATATCGTTGGTATTGGCGGGATGTCACGATTGGTCCCTTGTCTATTGTCTCCTCGATCCTAGCACTGTTTGCGTCCGATAACCGCCCTTCACGGACACCAGAACAATCCCAGCCAATTGCCCTCCGCGCGGTCGATCGCGCGGGGGCATTTTGTCGTGAGGCCTCATGATCCAGATCCCGCGCAGCACGATCCTTAGCCCTCGGATTGCCAGCGAAGACGACTTTCGCCGCGCGGTGATCGAGTGCCGCGACGCGTTGGAGGCGCACTGCCTTGGCCCGGCGAACACCCCGGTGCCGATGTACGATCAGGCCGTTGAAGCCGTGGTGCGGCGTATTCCGCAGGAAGGGCCGGTGGCGACCCGCGGACCGGATCAGTTCGTCGTCCTCGACTTCGAGATCGTCGACGACACGCCGCCGGCGGCGCCACCGGTACCGGCGCCGACACTGGAGCAGCGCAAGGCGCTCCTGGTAATGGATTTGCACGCGGCCGCGCAGGCTGCGCGCGATGCGATTGTCTCGCCGGCGCGGGCCCAACTGCTGGCCCTGGATGCCGGCGAGGCGATGACCGTGCCCGAGGAACGCCGCTCGCCGGCGCAGGCCAAGGCGATCGAGGCTTACACCGCGTACAGCAGCCGCTGCACCGAGATCACGCGGAATGTCGCGCTCGCCCAGGTCGACATCGAGGATCTCACCGAGGCCTCGATCGACGGTTTTTCCCTTCCGCAATTGTGATTTCCGGAAGAACCGACACCAGGGGGCGCGGGCTCAGACCCCGCGGGACCAATGCCGATTCTGGACAACCCCCGACACGAGAAATATGCGCAGGAATTGGCTAAAGGCGCATCGCAGAGCGACGCCTACGTGGCCGCCGGGTATGCCCGCAACGACAGCCACGCCTCTCGTTTGGCCCGTAATGGTAAGGTCGCGGCCCGAGTTGAAGAGCTGCAGGCTGCGGGGGCGGAAAGGGCGGAAATCGATATCGCCCGCGTCCTCGCCGAGCTCGCCAAGATCGGCTTCGCCAACATGCTGGACTACGTCCAGATGGTCGATGGATCACCGCTCGTGGACCTGTCACGCGTGACACGGGAGCAGGCCGCGGCGATCGCCCAGGTGGTGGTCGAGGACTTCAAGGATGGCCGCGGCGATGACGCGCGAGACGTCCGCAAAGTCACCTTCAAGCTGCACGACAAGCGGGCGGCCCTGGTCGACATCGGCAACCATCTCGGCATGTTCAAGAGCAAGGTTGAGGTCACGGGCAAGGACGGCAAGGACCTGGTGCCGATCGTGACGATCAATGGCTCGGCTTCCGGTCCCGGCTGACGCGGAGATCAGGGCCGAGCTGCATCCAAAGCAGCTGCTGGCCTTCAACTCGTCGGCCACCGAGATCCTGTACGGAGGCGCCGCCGGCGGCGGCAAATCGCACCTGATGCGGCTCGCCGCGATCGTCTGGTGCTCGATGATCCCGGGCCTGCAGGTCTATCTGTTCCGCCGGCTGCGGGACGATCTGATCAAGAACCACATGGAGGGCCCGAACGGATTTCGCGCGCTGCTCGCCGGCTGGGTGCTCTGCGGTTTCGTCGACATCATCGAGAACGAAATCAGGTTCTGGAACGGGTCGAAGATCTTCCTTTGCCACTGCAAAGACGAGAAGGATCGCTTCAAGTATCAGGGCGCCGAGATCCACGTGCTGCTGATCGACGAGCTGACGCACTTTACCGAGGTGATTTACCGGTTTCTCCGCAACCGCGTTCGCATGGTCGGCATTACGCTGCCACCGCAGTACGTCGGCAAATTCCCGCGGATCATTTGCGGTGCGAACCCGGGTCACGTCGGACACCAGTTCGTCAAGACGACCTTCATCGACGGCGTGCAGCCGCTGCAGATCTACCGGACCCCGCCGGATGAAGGCGGAATGCTGCGGCAGTACATCCCGGCGCGCCTCGAAGACAATCCATCGATGGCCGAGCAGGATCCTGGCTACGAGGCGAGGCTGTCCGGCCTGGGATCCGAGGCGCTGGTCCGCGCGATGCGGGATGGCGATTGGGACATCATCGAGGGCGCGTTTTTCGACTGCTTCGACCGCAAGCGGCACGTCGTCAAGCCGTTCACGCTGCCGGCGCACTGGCTGCGCTTCCGGACGGGCGATTGGGGTTCAGCAAAGCCGTTTTCGTTCGGCTGGTATGCCGTTGTCGACGACGATTTCCTGACGCCGGATGGTCATTTGCTTCCGCGCGGATGCCTCGTCCGTTACCGCGAATGGTACGGGATCAAGACCGACGGGCAGGGGAAGTACAAGCCGAACGTCGGCCTGAAGATGAGCAACGAAGCGATCGGCCGCGGCGTCCGGCTTCGCGATGGCGACGACACGATCGCTTACGCCAAGCTCGATCCTGCATGCTTCAGTGTATCGGGCGGCCCGTCGATCGCCGAACAGATGCAGGCCGGTGGCAAGGGTGCGACTTTCACCCCGGCCGACAACACCCGCGTAGCCGGCCGAGGCGCAATAAGCGGATGGTCGCAGATGCGTGATCGTCTGATCGGTGACGAGGACGGCCGGCCGATGCTGGTGTTCTTCGACATCTGCATTCACGCGCTGCGCACGATCCCGGCGCTGATGCACGACGAAACACGGCCCGAAGATCTCGACACCAGCGCCGAGGACCATGCAGCGGACGAGGTCCGCTACGCGTGCAACTCGCGGCCCTGGGTGCGCAAGCCGCCAGAGGCTGAAAGACCGAAGCCGAAGCCTGGACAAGTTCCGCTGCCGCTTCCGCCGGCGGCCGCCAAGAGCGGCGTGAGGATCAGAGTTTGATGCACGACGAACCCGACGACGACGATCTAGATGATCGGCATCTCGATCCCGGCGACAACGACGCCGATGATGAGGCCGAGAAGCCGCGCGGTGCGCGCCGGCGGCTGTCGTCGTCGCGCAATTGGTTGGCACTGATCACCGAAGCCGAGCGCATTTACGACGACTATCAGACGCGGTGCGACAACATCGATCGGCTGTATGCCAATCTCAGTGCGCTTGCCCAGCTCAATCGCGACCGGCAATACCAACTGTTCTGGGCCAATGTCAGCGTCGTCGCACCGTCGATCTACTCGCGCCCGCCGGTTCCGGTGGTGGTGCCTCGCTTCAAGGACCGCAAAGCTCTCCCGCGCGTCGCGTCCGAACTGCTCGAGCGCAGCGCGGCTGTCGGCCTGGAGACCGAGGACATCGACGGCGAGATGAAGCTGATCCGGGACGATCTGGCGATCGTCGGCCGGGGCGTCCCGTGGCTCAGATACGAGGCGAAGGGGAAGGGGGCTTCGTTCACCGAGAAGGTCTGCGTCGAACACACGGACCGGAGGGACTTCGTCCACGATCCTGCGCGGAAGTGGAAGGAGGTCGATTGGGTCGCCAAGCGCTCCTGGCTGACCAAGCGCCAGATGTCGAAGCGGTTCAAGCCGATCTCCGGCCTGGCCTATCTCGACTGCGCCTATTCGAAGCGCAAGGACGACAAGGACGCCGATGACGGACGGCTGAAAGCGGGCGTTTGGGAGATCTGGTCGAAGTCGCTCGGCAAGGTGCTGTGGGTCTCCGAGGGCTGCGTGACGGTCCTCGACGAAGACAAGCCGCATCTCGAACTCGAGGGGTTTTTCCCGTGCCCCCGGCCGGCCTATGCCACCGTGCAGCGCCGCACGCTGATCCCGGTGCCGGACGTGATGTTCTACAAGGATCAGCTGGAGGAGATTAACGAGGCGACGGCGCGCATCGCTGCGCTGACTGACGCGCTTCGGGTGAGGGGGTTCTATCCCGCCGGCGCCGGCGATATCGGCGACGCAATCGAGACCGCGATCAAGGCGGTCGATGACAATCAGGTCCTTGTCCCGATCTCGAATTGGGCGGCGTTTGGCAACGGCGCCGCAAAGGACACGATCGTCTGGCTGCCCCTCGACCAAGTCGCGACGACGATCACCCAGCTGGTGGCGTTGCGTAAGGAACTGATCGAGGACGTGTACCAGATCACCGGTCTGTCGGACATCATGCGCGGGCAGACCGAGGCGAGCGAGACGCTCGGCGCCCAGCAGCTTAAGAGCCAGTATGGCTCGGTGCGGATCCGCGATCGCCAGGATGAGATGGCCCGCATCGCTCGGGACATCGTCCGGATCTCGGCTGAGATCATGGCCGAGAACTTCCAGCCGAAGACGTTGCTGGAAATGTCGCAGCTGGATATTCCGACGGATGCGGCGATCGCCGCGCAGATGAAGCCGCTGCAACAGCAAGCGGCGAAGATCCAGCAGGAGCTTGCTTTTGCTGCCCGAGATCCTGAGATCGCCCGCCTGGCGAAGGCCAATCCGCAGGAGGCCCAGCAGATCATCGGCGCGGCGCAGTCGCAACTGCAGCAGCTCCAGCAACAGATTGCAAATCCGCGGACCTTTTGCTGATGTCTCAGGAACACTACGGCGCCTATGACGCTGCCACCGTGGCGATCCAGCGCATCAACGACCAGACCGGGCTCGGCAAGCTCGGTTTCCAGTCGCTGAAGTATTACGGCGCCGGCCGCTCGCTGGAGATCGTGCAGGATGGCGGTATCGGTTCGAACATGCCGTCGAATACCACCTACGGCCTCGACACCGACAACCTCACCATGCGGTACCACCCCGAGCGCAACTTCGACAAGATCGGCCGCTCGATGATGCCGATCAACCAGGACGCCGTTGTCCAGTACATCGGCTTCATGGGCGAGCTGACGATGACCAATCCGCTGTTTCAGTGGAAGCTCACCGACAGCAATCCCGCGGCCTGATCGGCCCTGCGCACCTGACCAACCTCATAGCTTGTCCCCGGCGGCCGCGTTGATCGCGGCCGCCAGGTGCTGGCCATCCCGAACAATCAGGAGTCCTACATGGCTTACGTCATTCAGCAGGCGGCGATCGGCATGCCGCCGATTGCCTCGACCTTGCCGGCGTCGACCTCGGCGGGCCGCAGCTCGCCCTGGAAGCTCGGCGATATCGTCAAGGCCGTCGATCCCGTTCTCGGCGTCGGCGAGTTCATCTATCTGCCGGGCCTCGCTGCGACTGCGGTCGGCGAGACCGTGATTTACGACCTCAACGCCATGGCCACCAAGCGGGCCGTGGCCGGTGATCGCGGTCCGTGCGCGGTGGCGATGTCGGCCAACGTCGCCAGCCAGTACGGCTGGTACCAGATCAGCGGTCTCGCGGTGGTGAAGACTGGCACGGTCGCGGCCAACGCCAAGCCGTACCTGACCGCCACGGCCGGCACGATCGACGATGCGGTGGTCGCCGGCGACAAGATCGACGGCATGAACTTCAAGACTGCCGACGGCACGCCGTCGGCCGGCTTCGCGCTCGCGATGCTCGACCGGCCCTCGCTCAACGGCAACGGCTGATAACCGGCCGGCCCGCTGCGGTGTCACCGCGGCGGGCTTTCCCCTGACTTTGCACCCTCTCAGAAAGGACACACCATGGCGCAATCGCGCACCGAGGACCTGACCGTCGTCACCTTCGCCAATCACGCTGTTCTCAACGAAGGCAAGTCGCTGAAGGCGAGCCGGCCGATCTTCGACGACGTCGAGATCTGCGTGATCGCCTTCGCCGGCGACACTAAGCGCGTCTGCGTCTTCCCGGCGCTGGAAGCGGAGCCGAACGCCACCCGCGAAAAGGGCTTCCCGGTCAGCTACGCCGAAGTCTATTCCGAGCAGTATCGCCGCTTCAAATCGCAGGAACAGCAGGCCGTTTCGGGCACGCCGCTCACCGAGGCGCCGTTCCTCACCGAGGCCAAGCGCCGCGAGCTCCGCGCCCTCAACGTCCACTCGATCGAGGCCCTTGCGGCGGTCGACGGTCCCAATCTCAAGATGCTGGGCATGGGCGGCCGCGAGCTGAAGAACCAGGCGGTGGCCTACCTCGAGAACGCTGCCGGCTCGGCCGACGTCGTTTCGATGGCCGCGCAGATCGAGAAGATGCGGGAGACCATCGAAGCGCTGCAGGCCGACTTGGCGCTGCGCAACAGCAGCCGCAGCGATGCCGCCGCTGGCGCTTCGCCGCAGGCCGAGCACGGCAACGACGGCAACGACAAGTCGATCGAGGACTGCACCGACGCCGAGCTGCATGCCTACATCAAGGAGGCCTCCGGGACCGCGATGCCGCCGAACACCGGCCGTAAGCGCCTGATCGAGCGTGCCACCGAGCTAGCCACCGCGTCGGACCAGGCGGCCTGACATGACCGTGCTGGCTGCAGCGCAAACGGCTGGGCTCCGGCTGCTGGGCCAAAAGCCCGGCAGCCTGTTCTCGACGTCTGATCCGTTCGCGCTGGAGCTGGCGGAGCTGGCGACCGACGTCGCGCGAGAGATCGCCGAGGCGCACGATTGGCGGTTGCTTACGGAGCTGCATACGATCGAGGGCGACGGGACGAGCATTGCCCACGCTCTTGCCGACGACTACGGCCGGATGCCGAAGAAGCAGAAGGTCCATTCGCGGCATTGGAAGACGGCGAACTTCCGGCTCGCGCGGGATCTCGACGAGTGGCTCTACTTTCTGCAGTACCCGCTGATCGGTGCCCCGGGCCAGTGGATCCTGCTCGACGGCAAGCTGCAGATCAATCCGCCGATGCCGATCGGCGAGGCGGCGCTCTACTACTACATCCGCAACGGGATCGTCACCGATGCCAGCGGCACAGCAAAGCCGGCCTTCACCGCAGACACAGACGAGTTCGTGCTGCCGCAGCGGCTGCTCGAGCTCGGGCTGATCTGGCGGTGGCGGTCGCAGAAGCGCCTCGAATACTCGGAGGACATGACGAACTACGAGATTGCGCTGCAGCGGGCGATTACGGCGGACAAGGGCTCGCAGATGCTGGTCGTTGGCCGCACGCGGCTCCCCACCGGCGTTTCGCCGGCGTTCCCGGGCACGCTTGGATCCTGACGATGCGCCGCCCCGCAGCGCTGACCAAAAGCAAGCCGCGAGTTGCCAAGTCGGCGACATTTCCGGCGCCGGTGGGCGGCTGGATCCGCAACCAGAACCTTGCGACTCCTGGCGCCAGGCTGCCGGACGGATCGAAAGTCTCCGGTGCTTTCGTGCTCGACAACTTTTTTCCTGAGGCAACCGGTGTGCGGATGCGAAGGGGGTCGCAATCCTTTGCCCAGATCGGCGTCGACGGCAGCCAGCCGGTGGTGTCGATGTGGTCCTACATCAACGGCCTCAATGCCAAGCTGTTCGCCGCAACCGCGACCGCGATTTACGACATCAGCAGCCCGGTGTTGCCCGAGAATGAGGTGCTCGTTGATCACAACGGAACCACTCTGGTCGACGATCAGGGCCGGGCTTTTCTTTCGCGGCTTTCGGTCCCTACGCCGGACGTCGACGAGCTGCTCGGAGGTCAGTGGTCGGTCGTGCAATTTGCGACCCCTGGCGGCGTCTTTCTTCGGGCGGTGAACGGCGTCGATACACCGCTGGTGTTCGACGGTGCGAACTGGTCGACGTCGCCGGCGATCACCGGTGTCGATCCCGCCTTGCTGTCCCACGTCTGGATCTTCCGGCGACGCCTCTTCTTCATCAAAGGCGGCTCCCTGAGTGCCTACTACCTTCCGGCGGATAGCATCGGGGGTGCCGCTGTCGAGCTGCCGTTCGGTGGCGTCTTTGAACGTGGCGGATCGCTCCTCTATGGCGCGTCTTGGTCGCTGGAGAGCGGCGCCGGCGGCCTGTCTGAGCAATGCGTATTCGTCACCACCGAAGGTGAGGTTGCGGTTTTCCAGGGTACCGATCCAGCGAACGCTTCGACTTGGTCTAAGGTCGGCGTGTATCGAATTGGGCGCCCGTTGGGGCCGAAGGCCTTCATCCGCGCCGGCGGTGACCTGGTGATCGGTACCGACGTCGGGTTCGTTCCGCTCACCCAGGCGGTCCAGCGGGACTTCACCGCACTCTCGCCGTCGGCTGTCTCGTACCCGATCGAAATGGCCTGGAACGAGAAGGTTGCTGAGACCTCCGCCACGGGAAACTGGCACTGCGCGGTGTGGCCGACGGGGCATATGGTCGTAGTCGCTCCGCCAACGCCGATCGGCGGATCGCCGGCGATGTTCTGCGCCAATGCTCGCACCGGCGCGTGGGGGCGTTACACCGGATGGGACGGGACGTGCGTCGAGGTGTTCCGCGATCGGTTGTTGTTCGGATCGCGTGAGGGGCTGATCATCGAGGGAGAGGTGACGGGCGCCGATCGCGGATCCTCCTACACCGCCGTTGTGGTGCCTCTGATGGACTCGTTGAAGGCGCCGGCCTCGCTCAAGACATCGCTGACCATGCGCGCCACGCTGATGGCTCCCTATGAGGTGGTGCCGCGGCTGTCATTGCAGTCGGACTATTCGGTCAATCTGCCTTCGTCTCCCGATGATCTGATCGTCGGTGCGGGCAACAACTGGGGAAGCGCGATCTGGGGCACGAGTCTTTGGAGTGAGCCCGCGGTGAGAAACACCTTCCAGCGCTGGCAATCGGTCGGCGGAAGTGGTTACGCGATCGCGCCGGCGGCGCAGATCACCAGCGGCAAATCCGTGCCGCCCGATGTCGAAATCATTCGGATCGATATGACGTACGATCAAGGCGACATCGGCTCGTGATCACTGTCCAGTTCGCAGATAGCAAGCATAATGCGGCCTTCAACGAGGCTGTCGGGAATTTCGTGTCGGAGCTGGTGTACGGCGAGCGTGGTCGCTTTCGTGACTTCTGCTCGCTGGCGGTCTGCGATGCGGGTTTCGTGATCGCCGGCGTTTTGTATCACCACTTCTATCCCCGCTCCGGCGTGATGGAATTGAGCGCCGCTGCGGTCGACAAGCGATGGCTGACGCGCCCGGTGCTGCGCGCGATGTTCGAGATCCCGTTCGACGTGTTCGGCTGCCAGCTGGTGGTGCTTCGCGTTTCCGAGCGCAACACGAGCATGCTGCGGATCGCGCGCGCCTACGGCTTCACTGAGTACGTAATCCCGAGACTCCTCGGTCGCGACGAAGCCGAGCACATCCTCACACTCGGCGACGACGAATGGCGCGCGAGCCGCTTCAACAGGGGCAAATAATGGGCAAGGACACTCCGCAGGCGCCCGTCGCGCCCGATCCGGTCAAAACTGCCGAAGCGCAGGGCCAGATCAACCAGAACACCGCGACCACCCAGCAGCTGCTGAACATGGTCGACCAGGTCGGCCCGAACGGCTCGCTGACCTACAGCCAGAACGGCAGCACCAGCTTCACCGGCGCCGACGGCAAGACCTATACGGTGCCGCGGTTCACGGCGACGACGTCGCTCACGCCGGCGCAGCAGCAGCTGCTCGACCTCACCAACAAGACCAAGGCGAACCTCGGCCAGATCGGCGTCGACCAATCGGCAAAGATCGGAACCCTGCTGGGGAGCAACCTGAAGCTCGGCAACGAGGCCACCGAGGCGCGTATCATGGAGCTCGGCTCGGCTCGGCTCGATCCGAAGTTCGCCCGCGACGAGGACGCGCTGCGTACGCGGCTCGCGAACCAGGGCATCCAGCCGGGCTCGGCGGCGTGGAATGCCGAGATGACGCAATTCGGCCAGGGCAGGAACGACGCCTACAACCAGCTGCTGTTGAGCGGGCGCCAGCTGGCCGACACCGAGGTGCAGGCGGAGCGCAACGCGCCGATCAACGAGATCACCGCGCTTCTGTCCGGATCGCAGGTGTCGAATCCGTCCTTCACCTCGACGCCAACGACGGGCGTCGGCGGCGTGGACTACTCCGGCATGGTCAACAACAACTACAATGCTGCCACCAGCCAATACAACACGCAGGTCGGCAATCAGAACGCCGCGATGGGCGGCATGTTCGGCCTCGCCGGTGCGCTCGGTGGCGGTCTGCTGCAGGGCGCAGGAAAGGCTGGCAGTCTTGCCGCGTTCTTCTCGGACCGTCGCCTGAAGTCGAACATCGTCCCGACCGGTGATCGGCTCGGCGGGCTGCCGGTGTACGAGTACACGATCTTCGGCCGGCGCGAGCGTGGCGTCATGGCTGACGAAGTTGAACGGGTGATGCCCGAGGCGGTGCTTATGCACCCGAGCGGCTTCAAGATGGTCGATTACGGAATGCTGGGAGGCTGACCGCCATGGCGCTCGATGTCAGCACGCCGTTCGTTTGGGGTGAAGGCGGAGCCCAGCTCACGCCCGGCCAGGTCGCCGGCCGGCGCAAGCTCGCCGAGGCGATGCTCGCCCAGGGCACCGATTACAGCCCGATCAAGTCGCCTTGGCAGGGCGCGGCGCGCGTGGCGCAAGCGCTGCTCGGCGGCTGGCAGGCTGGTGCTGCCGATCGCGAGGAAGAGCAAGCCCGCAAGGACGCGATCACCGAGATCACACAGCTTTTGCGGGGGCAAAACGGTGGCTCGGTGACCGGAGCGCCGACGGTCGCGGCGCCCGCTGCTGCGACAGCGGCCTCGCCTGTCGCGGCGCCGATCGACACCAGCGGCAAGATCTACAATGCCGACGAACCGAGCCCGCTTGATCCGCCGTCCGGCGCCGATCGCGACATGGCGATCCGCACCATGATTGCGGAGGCCGGCGATCAGCCTCCTGCTGGGCAGACGGCGGTGGCAGCGGTGATGCGCAATCGGGCGGTCGACGGTGGCTATGGCGGAGACACCCTGCCGGGCGTGATCCAGAAGCCGTACGCCTTCGAACCCTGGAACACCCAGGCCGGCCGGGACCGCATGGCGGCGATCTCGACAAACGATCCGCGCTACATCGCGGCAGGGAAGGCCTTGGATGCCGCGTATTTCGGCGAGGACCCGACCGAGGGAGCAACCCATTTCGTGGCGCCGAAGGCGCAGGCTGCCCTCGGGCGCGCGATGCCGGCCTGGGCGAAGGGCGAGAGCACCACGATCGGCGACCACGTGTTCTATTCCCCGGACGATGCCGCCCCCGCGGCGCCCGTTCGCGTGGCGTCGGCGCTGCCGTTCGCTCCGGCCGGCACAACGGTCCAGGATCCCGCAACGGCCTCCAGCGGCCCTGCAGCGGCCGCCAGCGGCACTGCCGGGATCACCCCGGTGAACGCAACCGTCGCCCAGGCGACGCCGCGGGCGGCTGCCGTGTCGCCGTCGATCGAGCAGGTCGTCCGGGTGCTATCCAACCCCTATACGCCGCCGGCACTCGCGAGCGCGCTCGTATCCCAGATGAAGCCGCGCGAGCAGTTCGTTCAGGAGACGGATGCGGCGGGTAACATCTGGAACGTCAACAAGCAGAACGGCCAGCGTACGGTTGCTCTGAAGGCCGACAAGCCCGAGGCGGAGCCTTCGAGCGTTCGCGAGTACGAATACTACAAGAAGAATTTCAAACCGGTGGGTGATCGCACGGAGCCGATGTCCTACGACACCTGGGCGACCGCGAAGGCGCGGGCGGGGGCCGTCAATGTCGGTAACGTCACCACCAATGCCGGCGGCGGCTCGGACAAGCAGATCTTCGATGCGATGGACGAGCGCACCAAAACCGCCCGGGCAACGGCCGAGGGCCTTGCCGGCTTGCGGAACGCGCGGGCGCAGCTCGAGGGCAAGGGCGGGGTGATCACCGGCGCCGGCGCCGATGGTCGCCTGATGCTGCAGAAGATCGGCGCTGCCTTCGGGGTCTCAGATCCGGCGGCGATCCAGAACACCGAGACGTTCCGCGCAGCGATCGCGCCGCAGGTCTCCTCGGTGCTCAAGAACACGGTGGGCACGGCCAACATTTCCAACAGTGATCGCGAGTTCGCCGAGCGCGCGGCCGGCGGCTCGATCACCCTCGACGAGGGCTCGATCAAGCGGCTGCTGGACATCATGGAGCGGGCCTCAGTGGCACGTCTGCAGGATCACCAAGAGCAGCTCGACGCGATCTATCCGGATCCCGTCGCCAACAAGCGCGAGCGCGCGCTCTTCGGCGTCCGGGTGCCGCAGCCGGGCGCGCCGCCGGCCGGCGCCACCAAGAGCGGCATCAAGTGGAGCGTGGAATAAATGCCGACGCTCAACATCGAAGGGCGGAAGATCCGCGTCGACGACAGCTTCCTGCAGCTGTCGCCCGAGCAGCAGAACGCCACCGTGGAGGAGATCGCCAAGTCGCTGGGTAGCGCGCAGCCTGCCGAGGCGGCGCCGGCGCAGCCGAGCGAGGCGGCGGCCGCCGTGCCTTCGTCCGCCGCTGCTGTGCCGCAGGAAGCCCCGGCGGCGCCCGAACCGGCGCCGACCACCAGCAATCCGGGCGTGCTGCAGCGGATCCGCGAGGCCGTGCACGCGCCGACGCGCATACTGGAGAACGGCATCCTGCTCGGCCTCGGCGATCGCGCGCGCGCCGGCATGGACGCGATCATCGGCAACGGCTCCTACGGCGACAACCTCAAGCGGGAGCAGGCCGAGACCGCCAGCTATGAGCGCGACCATCCCGCCGCGGCGATCGCGTCCGGCCTGGTCGGCGGCGCGGTGGCGCCGATCGGCGCCATCGGGGCCGCTTCAAAGGGGGCCGGAATTGTCGCCAAGTCGCTGTTGGGTGCCGGCGCCGGTGGCGCGATCGGCGCAGTGCAAGGCGGGCTCTCCAGTAAGGACTGGACCGACATCCCGCAGACCGCGAAGGACGCGGCGATCGGCGGCGGATTTGGAGGCCTGATAGGTGCGACCCTTCCAGGCGCCGGTCAGGCGGTCGGGTGGGGTGTCCGCAGCGTCGCCGATGCCCTGCGCGGCCGCGCCGATGGCATGACGCGGGCGGCGACCGGCCATCTGGCGCGGGCGATCGAGGCCGATGGCGGTATCCCGGCGGTTCGCGCTGAGTTGGACCGGTTGGGGCCGGAGGCGATGCTGCTGGACGCTGGGCAGTCGCTGAAGGGTGTGGCCCAGGGCGCTAACCTGCTGGCGCCCGAGGCTCGGGCGTTGACGTCTGCTCGGTTGCAGGCGCGTGACGATCTGACCAACACGCGGATCCGCGACGACGTCGATCGGATCCTCGGCCCGGGCGAGGACGCCGCCACCGCGACCAAGAACATCCTCGACTACCGGAGCATGGTGGATGGCATCAACTACCCGCGCGTGCTCGAGCGCGTCCGCTCGGTCAAGACGGCGCCTATCCTCACTGAACTAGACGATGCAATTCACCAGTCCGTCGATCTCGAGCAGAAGGCGCTGACCAACCTGCGCAAAATGCTGGTGGTCGAAGAGATGCGGCCGCGGATCGATCCCTGGACGGGCAAACAGGCTCTCAACAGCAACGGCGACCTTGCCTTCGACAAGGTGTACGTCAGCCAAAATGATCCGACAGTGCTGCACAAGGCCAAGGTGGCGCTCGACGGCCTGATCGAGCACCAGGCGCCGGCCCTTGGCGTGCCGCAGGGCGGGCTGCAGAACCAGCAGCACGCGCTGAAGCATTTCCGCTTTCTGCTCAACGAGGCGCTGGAAAACCAGGTGCCTGGCTACGCGCAGGCGAACGCCGTATCGTCGCGCTTGGCGCGGCGTGCGGACGCGGTCAAGACCGGGACCGGTTATCTCGGCGATCAGAAGACGACGCCGTCGCCCGGGCGCTTCCTCGACGAGTTCGAGCAGCTCGAGGCGGGCGAGCGGATCGCGCTCAACAAGGGCTCCCGCGCCGAGATCGAGCGCCTGATCGGCACCAAGGCAAACAACCTGGTCGGACTGCGGGACGCGTTGCGCGGCGAGGGCTCCTGGAACGCGCAGAAGCTCGCGACCGTTCATGGCGAGGAGGCAACCCGGGATCTGCTCGACACCGTCGACCGAAACGCTCTGTTCCGCGAGAGCTTCAACGACATCGTGCGCAACAGCCAGACCGCGCAGCGGCTCAGTGCGAAAGAAGCGCTCGACCCGACAGTGCTCAAGCCGGGCGACGTGTTTTCGCCCAACAGCACGCTTGCTGGCATGCTGACAACCGGGTTGAAGCTGGGCGCGAACAAGATCGGCGCTGTCGCCGCCGGCGAGCACAGAATTCGTGCAGGCTCAGAGCTCGCCCGCATCCTGTCGGAGCAGGGGGCCGAGCGTGAGAAGGCGGTCAAAGCGATCGCGGACGCGATGCGGCGCCGGGGTCAGAACGTCAATGTCAGTCGCGGGACGGTGGATGCCGGTCTTTTGGCTGCAGCCAGTGCGGCAAATGTCCTCGCCGACGATCTACGACGTAAGCGATGGTGAGAACCACGATGATGCCGCTGCCACAGACGGCCATGAAAGTTTCGAACCCGAACGTCTCCAGAACGCCAGAGAGCGCCCATCGCATGAAGACGACGAACGCGATGAGCAGGGCGGACGCGATGATCAGCTCGGGACGGGTCATCGGCCTGTCGAGCCTGGTGGAGGCAACTTCACCTCGCCTTCGAACTCCGACCACTGTGAGATCTGTCGGCAACTCAATGGTCCGCTAGCGCAGACCTGGATCACACTGGCGGTCCAGGTCTTCCCCGTAGCGGTATCGATTTTGAAGATCACCGACTCGGTGAACGCTTCGCCCTTTAGGTTGATGAACTTATAGGTTCCTTGAGCAAGCTGGTACCGGCCGACTTCATCGGCGCGTGCTGCTGACCAATAGGCCTGCGAGACCGCGAGCGCGATCAGCAGCAAAAGACCGGTCGAGAGCTTGCAGCGGGTCATAGCCCGGCACCCATAGCGCGATTCCGGTTTTGTTCCAAATCTGCGCTCTCAGCGCGTGTGGACATCCCGTTTTTCACCCGTTCCAGCCTGACACTTGGAGCACCCATGCCCACAGACGCAAACGGCAATTACGCGCTACCGCCGGGGTATCTGGCCATCACCGGTACGCCGATCTTGCCGAGCCAGCACAATCCGGCTCTGGAAGATCTCGCCGATGGTGTGAACGGCCGACTGACGAAGAACGGTTCGGCGCCGATGACCGGTCCGATGAAGCTCGTTGCTGGCACCGAAAGCCTGCCGGGGCTGACCTGGGCAACAGGGCCCGGTACCGGCTTTTACAAGACCCCGGACGGGATCGGCGTCAGCGTCAACGGCGCCAAGGTGGCGGAATTCTCCGGCGCTGGGCTCAAGAGCGGTGGCAGGTTCATCGGTGAACTGATCCCGGTCACCACGTCGACCGTTTTGCCGCTGACGGTCATCCCCGCCGGACAGACCCTCAGCCGCGCGGCCTATCCGGAGCTGTGGGCTTTGGCCCAGGCCGAAATCGCAGCCGGGAACACGTTTTACAACAACGGCGACGGCGCGCTTACGTTCGGTATCGGCGACCTGCGCGGCCGCGTGCTCGCGGGCAGGGACAATATGGGCGGCGCAGCGGCAGGCCGGTTGTCCGCCGGCTATTTCGGGGGCGACGCCACCAAGATTGGCGCCACTGGCGGCGCGCAGTGGGGCGTCATCGGTTTGTCCCACCTGCCGCCCTACACGCCCAGCGGAAGGATCGGCGGCAGCGCTTCGTTCGCTGCAATCAACGATCGTGGAACACTCCTGTTCGACGCGGGAGCATATTCCTCGTCCTACCCAGGTTCCCCCCAGGTCTTAACGATCAACGGTTCGTCCTTCAGCTTCGCCGGTGACCCGCAAGGCGGGGGCGGCAATCCGTTCTCGCTGGTGCAGCACACCATCGTCTGCAATTTCCTTCTGTTCGCCGGAGCCTGAGCGATGGCCACGATCCGCCCCAAGGACGAACCCGCCGTCACCTCGCCGGCAGCGGGTGATAAGCTGCTGCTCGACGGCGACACCGTGCGTAGCATCCTGGTGACCGACTTCCTCGCCCCGGTGCAGCCGAAGGACGCCACGTTGACGGCGCTCGCTGCGCTCGATGCGAGCGCCGGACTACTGGTCGAGACTTCTGCCGACAGCTTCGTCAAACGCACATTGACGGGCACCGCGAACGAGATCTCGGTGAGCAACGGCAGCGGCGCGGCCGGCGACCCGACGCTGTCCCTACCTGCGTCGCTGGTTTTCACCGGCAAGACTGTAACCGGCGGTAGCTTCACCGGACCGGCGATCTCGTCGCCGACGGGCATCGTGAAGGGCGATGTCGGACTCGGCAATGTCGACAACACCTCGGACGCGACCAAGAACGCAGCTGTTGCGACACTGACCAATAAGACCATCAACGCATCGGCAAACACGATCTCGAACCTCACGGCCGCGATGTTCGCCGCCAATGTGGTCGACAATGATAGCGCGCTCGCCGCGAACAGTTCGACCCGGATCCCGACGCAGGCTGCGGTGAAGGCCTACGCTGACCAGCTGATCGCCGCCAACGACGCGATGGTGTTCAAGGGGAGCATCGACTGCTCGGCCAACCCCAACTATCCCGCGGCCGATCGAGGCTGGACCTACAAGGTGAGCGTCGGCGGCAAGATCGGCGGTGCCTCCGGCGTAAGCGTCGAGAACGGCGACACTCTGATGTGCCTCACCGACGGCACGGCGTCGGGGACGCAGGCGGCAGTCGGCGCGCAGTGGAACATCGTGCAAGCCAATTTGGTCGGTGCTGTCACCGGCCCGGCGTCGTCGGTGTCGGGGAACATCCCGACGTTCAACGGCACCGGCGGCACGGTGCTTCAGGACAGCGGGAAGGCGTTGCCCGGAGGTGCGATCGTCGGCACCAGCGACGTGCAAGCGCTGACCGGTAAGACGATCAACGGTCTCACCATCACCAGCACCACCGGGACTCTGACGATTGCGGCCGCAAAGACGCTGGTGGCGAACAATTCGCTGACCTTGAACGGCACCGATGGAAGCTCGGTCGCCTTTGGGGCGGGCGGAACGGTCGCCTACCTCAGCAACAAGCTCTCTGCGTTCGCTGCTACGAGCTCGGCAGAACTCGCCGGCGTGATGTCCGACGAAACGGGCACCGGCAGTCTTGTGTTCGCCAATGGCCCGACGCTGGTCAATCCGGTGGTCGGCACCCAGACGCTGGGCGACAGCAGCACCAAAGCCGCTTCGACGGCGTTCGTCCAGAATGCCGTTGCCGCCGCTGTTGCCGGCGTCGCTTCTCTCGGCGGGCAGTCGGGCGCGCTCACATTCGACGGCGGCTCGATGGCGAGCACTGTGATGACGCTGCTCCGGTACGACGCGGCGCAGGCGCTCAGCTCCGCGCAACAGGCGAGGGCGCGTGCGAATGCCGGGGCGGGCAATCCGGGGCTGCACAACCGGCTGATCAACCCCAGCGGTCAGATCTGGCAGCTGGAGAACTCGGGCGCGGCCGCCATCACCGACGGCAGTTACGCTTGGGATCAATGGTACGGCCTCACGCAGAGCGCCGGCGTGACCGCTTCTGCTCTGGTGAACGTCGAAGACGGCACACCGTTCATGATGAGGTTGACCCAAGCCAACGCGACCGCGCAGCGGTTCGGCCTCGCCCAGGTGATCGAAGCCGTAAATTGCACGGATCTGCGCGGCCAGTCGGTGGTCCTGTCAGCACGCGTGCGGATGTCGGCGGCGACTACTCTCCGCTTTGCTATCATCGAATGGACGGGGACCGCCGACGTCCCGACCAAGGATTTCGTCAACGACTGGACCAGCTCGATCTTTTCGCCCGGGAATTTCTTCACCGCGACCTCGACGGTGATAACCGCCTCCGGGTCAATCACCCTCACGGCAAACACCGCTGCCTCGATCTCGCTTGCGGGCACGGTGAGCAGCGCGGCGGCGAACATTGCGGTCCTGTTTTGGACGGACTCGGCGCAGGCCCAGAACGTCACATTGGACATCGGCAAGGCCCAGCTCGAGGCGGGGCTCGCACCTACGCCTTTTGCGGTTCGCTCGGCCCAGGATGAGATGGGGCTTTGCAAGCGCTATTTGCGGACCACCGGCATCAATCTTCCCGGCACGATGTACTTGAGCCTCGGCTTCATCTTCAGTCCGACGATTTTTAGGACTGTGATCCCGCTCGGAGATCCGATGCGCGCCGGGCCTGCAGTATCGATCAGCTCACCGTCCCATTTCCAGGCGGACGATCCTGCAGCTTCCGCTCTCGTGATCTCTGCGCTCGCTGCGTACGTTTCGAGCCCCGACGTCGCCCAGCTCCAGTTCACGATCAGCGGCGGCACAGCGGGTCATCCCGCCTTCTTCCAAGCGCTGTCCGCTTCGGCGCGCATCTACTTCAAGGCCCAGCTCTAAGCCTCACAGGAGTCCAAGATGGAAGAACCCGCTTCTGCGGGCGCGCCCGCGCGCGCGCCGCGCAAACGCCTGTGCCTGATCGACGATGCGGGCTGGGTGGCCCGCCGCGCCTGGTCGGTCCGCTTCAACGTCGCCGGCGCGGTGTTCGGCGGCGTCTCCGCCTTCGTCGGCTTTCTGCTGCTGAGGGACGTCGCATTCCCGATCGGCCCCATCACGCTTTCGATCATCGGGGGCGCGTCGACGACGCTCTCCAGTGTGTGCGCGCTCGCCGCTCGCTTCGTGAAACAGGATCGCGGTCATGGCTCTGTCGACAACGAATAAGGTTGCAATCGGCGCCGGCGCCGGCGCGACCGGCGGATTTGCCGCCGCGGCGGTTGCTGCTGCGATGCTGATCACGCCGCAATGGGAAGGCATGGACGCGGTCGCTCGCCGCGACATGATCGGCACCGGCCATCCCGTGACCTACTGCTACGGCCAAACCGACGAGTTCGGCACCGTGAAGGTCGGCACGCGTTTCACGAAGGTTGAATGCGACGCCAAGCTGGCCGAGTCATTGCCGCGCTATTGGGCGAAGATCGAGCCGTGTTTCACGGTCGACCTGAGCAAGGTGCCGGGCAAGGTGCTCGGCTCCTTTCTCGATGCCAGCTACAACGCCGGCGCGGCAGCGGTCTGCAGATCGCCGATGATGCGCAAGATCAACGCCGGTGATCTGCGCGGTGCCTGTGAGGCATTCGATGGCTGGCGCGTGACCGGTGCCGGCAAGGTCCGACCTGGGCTGATCAAGCGGCGTGGTCCTGGCGACTACCGCATGAGTGAGCGCCAGCTCTGCCTCGAAGGCGTCGCGGAAGCGACCACCAAACGGTGGTGGCAGCGATGAGCGGCTTTCTGTTCGGCGGCGCGGCCGCCACGCTCGGCGCGATCCTCGAAGGCCTGCAGGCGGTGGCGCTCACCCTCGCGATCGGCGTTGCCGGCCTGCTGCTGATCGTCGGCCTGGTGGTTGGCTACATCCCGTTCGGCAGCCGCCTGCCGGTGATCGGCCCCTATGTGATCCCGGCACGGTTCGTCGCCTTCCTCAGCTTCGGCGCGCTGGCGGCGCTGCTCACGCTGCGGCTCGCCGGCGACTCCTGCGAGGCGCAGCGCGCCGCCGATCGTGCGGCGGCCGAACAGGCGCGCGTCACGCGTGACAGGGAAATCCGCGTGGATCTCGAAAGCGACTATCGGCCGAGGCTGGCACGCCTGGCCGACCAGGCCAAAGCCCTGCAGAAGAAGGTGGACCACTATGCGAAACATCCTCCGGCGGCCGCGGCCGCCCGGCCGAAGGCTGCCGCCGGCGGCAATGTGTGCCGTCTCGGCGATGCTGCTTACCAGCTGCGTCCACAGAAGCGGTGAGCTGCCGGCGCCGCTGCGCGCCGAGCTGCCGTCGCAGATCTGCGAGGAGATCTTGCAGCCGGTCGACGCGCGGCCGTTCGGGCCCGACGACGACGCGATCACCGCGTATCTGCAACGCGACGCCGAGGTGATCATCGGCAACGAGCGCATCAAGGCCGGCCGGGCGTGCGTCGTCCAGCAGCGCGAGGCTTATGCAGGGCAGGGGGACGCACAATGAGCGCACGGGCGGCACGGCTCCCGCGGCAGATCCGCGACGGTGGCACTACACTGGCCGAGCGGGTGGCGACGCTCGAGCAGCAGCAGGTCGGTAACGATGAGCGCGCCGACAAGCAGGGCGAGCAGCTCGTCGAGATCCAGAAAAGCCTGCAGCGCCTATTGGCGATCGTGGAACGCCTGACCGGCATCAAGATGCTGTTTGTCGCGCTGCTGACTTTCGTCGGCACCATGGCCGCAACGGTCGGCGCGACGATCGCGGTGATCCGCTATTTGACCGGCAGCTGATTTTTCCGGGTCCATTCGGCCTGAGGGGCCGCACTTACGTCATAGACGTCCACTTGGCCGCACTTCCGGCACTCATAGGTTCGTGTCTCGCCGCCATCGGCCGAGGGCGATCGTCGAGTGAGGTTGGCCGCGCCACCGCACGCCTGGCAGGGGTGGAAGTAGTAATCGGCTGACTGAAATGACGGCACAGCAAGCCCTGAGCTTGAAAAAGGAACTATACAACCATTGCGAGTAATAAAGTTGATGCAGATCAATATTGCACAGGGGGTGGAGTATTGCCAAGGTAGTCAGGTACTTACCTTGCCCTGAGCGTCTAGCGGACCTCCGAATTCGAAGCATTCGGGTTCGGCACGGGGTTCGTTTCCGTCGAGACGCACGCAATCTGCTCGATCAGTTCCTCACACACTGAGATCGCACCGGCGAGCACGTTGACGCCGGCCGACATCTGGTCGCGCTTCAGTACCAGCGCATCGCGCTTGGTCCGGATGAGATCGAGGGCGGTGGTCACTGTCCAGACGGCTGTGCGGAGGGCTGCGCCAGCTCGGCCGGCATGGGCGACGGAACGCCTACGAGCTCCACAGCCGTATCGCCGGTGACAGTGACCGCGGGCTGAGCCAGCTTCCCGTCGACCTCGGCGAACTTCTTGGTCAAGAAGTCGCCAGTCTGCCGGAAACGATCGTCGACCGACTTCTCGAACGCGTCGAGGCGGTCCCGCACACCGGCGGCCACGTTGTCGGTCTTGGCGGCCTGGCCCTTCTGGAAGGGCATCCACTCGGCGTAGGCGGTGCCGTCGGTCGGTGGCGCTTCATCGCCCTGCAGCAGCGGCACCGAGGTGGCGCTGTAGCTGGTGCCGTTCTCGTCGAAGGCGGCCAAGTTGATCAGCCGCTCGCTCTGCACGTAGGCGATCAGCGCCGCGTGGGGCTGACCGTTCGGGTTTGCCTGGGCAGCGGGGTGGAACCAGACCACGCGGCCGATCGACGGGAGGATGATGTTCGAATCGGACATGGTCAGCTCGCGGGGGTGGTGTGCAGCTTGACGTCGACGCGCCCGTAGAAGGCGGCCTTCACGATCGGCTCGATCGTCACCAAGCCCTGTTCGAGGAGCTTTACGCGCTGCGACTCGCGGATCAGCATCCAGTTTGCGACCGAGAGCTTCGGCTCTTCGCCGTTGATCTGCGACGGCGCCGGGGGGCTCGCCGAGACGTAGCCGATGCCGGGAAACTCCTCTCGGAACTTCCCGTCGGTTTTCGACTGCTCTTTCAGGAGGCTCTTGATCGCCTCCATGCGGCTGAGCGCCTCGGCGATCTCCGGCTTGCGGGCGATGTCGAGCAGCTCTTGGCAGAGGTCGCGCCGCGACGGCGGCTTCGCCGGCTTGGCGGACTTACGGACGGCAGCGATGGCGGCCATAACGCTCCTGACGGCGCGGGAATGCGATACAAGGGCCCGCGCGCGGAACGAAATGTTCCATAATCTGTCTTAACGGGAGGTTTCAGGCCGGCCTTAATCGAGCCGGGTGAACGTCTTGGCGTAGCCGGGCGCGTCGCTCTGCCGCTCGGCGTAGTATCGCTCTGGCCGGCCGCCGCAGCGATCGCACCGCATGCGGGCGCCCAGCTCGTCGAGCGTCATCGAGTCGAGGTTCGGGATCCTGCTGCGGATCATCCGGAAGGGCACCCACACGTAGCCTTTGCAGCACTCGCAGCAGATGTGGTGATAGTTCTCGGCCTCAAGCTGGGCCACCGTGCGGGAATCGGCCATGGGGCATTTTACAGCCCGCGGTCTAGGGAAAGGGGAGAAGCCGCACTGTCACTCACCCGATTGACGAAAGTCGACATAGGGTCTATATCGATTTTCAATAGAGGCCGGTAAGGCCCCGAAGAGCGTGAGGAGAAGCAGCGCATGGGATCTGTCAGAATTTCTGGACCAACGCTTAAAGTGTTGAGGCTCTACATGGCTGACGTAAAACGCGCCCGATCAGGCGCCGAAATACATCTTGAGACGAAGATCGGTTCTGGCACGCTGTACCCGCTACTGGCGCGTCTAGAGCAAGCTGGATGGCTGGTGAGCGAATGGGAGACTATTGATCCATCCGCTGAAGGAAGACCGCGTCGTCGGTACTACAGCATTACCGGGGAGGGACAACGCGCCGCGCGAGAAGCTCTGGAGCCGCTGCAGTGGGGAGGTACCCCAGCATGGCAGGTCTGACAGATCTACTGTGGACATTAGTCACGTCACTCGCGGCTGATGAGCTAGCAGCGCATCTTCCTAAAGTGACGAAGCGGTTGCTAGACGGGGCCGTTCGGAAGCTGCCAGCGGGCGATCAGGAGCGTTATCGAGAGGAGTGGCAGGCTCACTCCGATGAGCTTCCCGGGCAACTCAGTAAACTTCTCCACAGCGCAGGATGTTACTTCAAAGCCGCACGATCGATCCGGCGAGTGCGATTTAAATCGAGGTCGGATTATCGAACTCGTGCAATGATTGCAGAAGTAGTTCTGTGGGGTGCAGTTGGGGCCACTCTATTGCCAAGCGTTTCGCGCAACGTGCTGAAGGGCAACTTTTCGGCAGTCAAAGTTGTGTTGTTGGGTGCTAGAATATTGATCCTCACAGCCATCACCGAAGCAGTCTACAAAGGAAGCTCGCCCAAGCAGATTCTGGCAGCTTTGAATGTGCGCTACGAAAAGTTGATCGAGCTTCTTGATCGCCGCGGAGAGACTGCGGTTAGAGAAAAGATTTGACCAAATGTCGCGGGCTTGCCCGCGACATCAATCCAAGCGGGATAATTCCCGCAGTCGATTCGACCATCGACGCGAACCTTACGGTTTCACCACTTCGTTGCGGAGCTGGTCGAGCGACATTGTGCCGTGGCAGCACTTCGGCCAGCCCTCGCGCAGGCATCGCGCGGCATCGACGACGCGGGAGCGGCCGCAGCTGGGGCACCAGACCTTTCCGTTCAACAGTGACGGGTGGCTGGCGGCGATCTCCTGGTAAACGTCCCGATGGCGCGCGAGCGTCTCGGGCAATGGCAGTGCGACGGTCATGCCGCGTCCTTTCCAATGAGGGCTTCGCATTTCTCCGCGATCTCGCGGGCGAGCTCGGGCGAAGCATTGCCGTGCTCATAGGACCGCAGCGCGTGCGCCGCGGCGGTTAGTGTCGTCATCACGTCGACCTTGCGCCTGATCGCCGCCTCGTTTTCCTTGAGCCATTGCAGCGTTGCGAGAACCGCATCGAGCCGCTTCATCTGGTAGTCGGCCAGGTCCTGCTTGATGCGCCTGGCGGCAATCATCCGCGGATAGACCGAGCGGCGCTTGTTCAGCTCGCTCGCGACTTCCTGGATTTGTGAGGTGAGGGAGATCTTGCTCATCCCACGACCCAATCCTGCAGCTGGACCATTCCGCTCGCCGGATATTCGACGACCTCGATCGCGCTCAGCTCGGACAGACGGTTACGAAGATTGCTGCCGCCGGGCTCCCAGCCGAGTGCCTGCGCGAGATAGGCACGCGTAACGGGCGAGTGGCCTTGATCGCGGAAGGCGAGCAACTGATCGAAGATCGCCTGCTGCGGGCCGGTGCAGACTGCGCGAATGCTATTGATCAGTGTGCGGCTGGTGTCGGGTGCGGGAGCCGAAGCCTCGCCGATCGCGGTGAGGCTGACCTTACCGTCTGCCGGATAGGAGACGAGCCCGTTGCTCGACAGCTCCGACAGACGGTTGCGCAGGTTCGATCCTTTCGGCTTCCAACCGGCAATCGCTGCAACCTGCGGCCGCGTCGGCGCGTCGTGTCCCATTGTCTTCCACCAGGCAAGCGCCTCGAGGAGCTGGCGCTGTGGGCCGGTTAGCGGCACGTCGACGCCCGCTGCCCATGAGCGGTTTGGCGGGCTCTGACGTTTGTTGAGCGGGGGGGCTTGCCGCGAAGGCGGCGGTGATGCGGCTCGGGGCGCCGCGATGGCCTGGGACGGCAGCCTGCCTGCATTGAGCAGGAGCTGCAGCTGGTTTGCCTTTTCGCCCCATGCCTCGGCCATCATCGTCACGCCGTCGATCATGTCGGAGGCGTCCTTCAGCGGGACAACAAACTTGCTGAGCTTGCCGAGAACCGGCTTAAGCGCGGCAACAGCTTCGCGATATCCTTCGACCTTGCCCTGAGCCTTGGCGCGTGCTTCGGCCGCGGCTACATCGGCTTTGTCCGGCGCCGGGCTCGGCGCGTTCTTGAGACGGTCCAGTTCCGCCGTCAGCTTTGCAATCTCGGTCTTCTGCTTTGCCGTCTCGGCCTTGAGGCTCTTGGGGTCGTTGGCTTGGTGCTCGGCGATCGCGGCAGCGAGCTTCGTCTTGACCTCTTCGAGGTCGACGTCGGCCCAGCCCTTCAGCTTCTTGTCCGAGGCGCCATTCTTCGGCGCCGCGAAGCTGTCGTAGGTGGCGAACATCGGGAACTCGACCAGCTTGGGGCCGAAGCCGATTTCCGGCGACCAGACCCACCCCTGGTTCCGCTGCAGGCCGGCGAGGGTATCGAGCACCTCCTTGCCGAGTGCGGGATCTCCGCAGCCGTCGATCCAGTCCTTCATGGCGCTGCGATCGAGCGGGTGGATGACCCGCTTGGCGATCAGCGTTTCGTGCGAGGTGACGTAGTCCTTGTGGACCTTCTGCGGTCGCTGCGAGGCGCTGATCAGGATCATGCCCTTTCCGGCGCCCTCGCTGGCGAGCCGGTTTGCCCAATGCAGCATCTTGCCGGTGTCGACGTCGTAGGCTTTCCCCTGCGGCGCGAAATTGTGGCACTCGTCGATGACGATCCAGCGGCTGCCGCGCGCGGTGTTGAACAGCGCCGACATGAAGTCGATGAAGAACCGCGTCCGCTCGCCGACCATCCAGCCGCCGAGGTCGATCAGGCAGGGGCGATTTCCCTGGGCCACCAGCTCGGCCACGGCCTTGCCGCTGGCGGCGTTGATCGGCACGTCGCCGTGCTTGCCGCCGAAGATCACGATCTCATAGCCGGGGCTCTTGCCGTCGGCCGAGGATTTCAGGCCCCACCAGTCGCCCTTGGGATCGATGATGCAGACCGGCTCGCTGCGATCGAGCAGATCCTCGACCGCCAGCCGCATGGTCGACGATTTGCCGGATCGGGTCTTGCCGAGCACGATCGTGTGCTGCTCGAGCACTTTCCGCGGGAAAGGGAGTTTTGCCAT